CGTCGGGATCGAAGGACATGACAATGTTCGGCGCCGGGCGTTCGGTTTTGCGCACGCCTTCGCCGGTCAGAAGGTAAGCCGCGGTCGTGCCGAATTTCTTGGCATAGCGATTAGCGACTTCGGCGCTGAATTCGTTCTGACCGTTTTCGTGCGCGCGATAGGTGGACAGGCTTACGCCCAGCGCTTCTGCCGCTTTCGTGGCTGATGGATAATTTGCGGCTTCGCGCGCCGCTCTCAGTCGTTCGCCCATGGATTTCTGCATCTTTTGACCTTTGCAAAATTTTCGACATAAATCATGTTGACATCGCCATCAATATCAACATAATTTGTGTTTATCAAGATGCTGACGGCGCAAAACGCTGTTTGGCAGTTGAGCGGCCTGACACGGTACGCGGCAGACAGTGTTTTGGAGGTGAAGTCATGATCACAGGCAGCGGAAACAGGAGGGTAACGTCTCGGGCTGGGTATTTCTATCGCTTCTGGGGGTGTCCTGGATGCTTCCGAATTCTATCCATCGCGGAGGTCATCGAGCTGCATTGCGAGAATTGTGATGCAGCCATCGAGCCTGCGGAAATGACGGAGGCCAAGTCTTTTTCGGAAGCGGCTGATCAGGAGATGCTGCCATGATCGAGATGCTTCAAGGCCTTCTCGCCTGCATCGGCGCGGCATTGTTTTTTGTTGCTATGGTGATCGCGATAAAGTCGGTCATTTGGAAATCGCCAATGCCATCCCTAGAGGATGAAGATTCCGGAGCTCCTGAGGGAGACCAAATTCACTTCCACATTGCTGAAGATCCCAAGCTTGAGCCCAAAGAGCCGGCATGGCGGCGAAGCTGTGCAGAGGGTAGGCGGGCACCCGAACGTTAAAATTCAATCGGAAACTATAGAGATAGACCCGGCCAAGCGAGCCGGGGGAGGTTGCTATGAACGAATTTCAAATTGGAACGGAAGCCGTTGCAGGTGGCCATCTCGGCTGGATTCGCAAGGTTCACCGAGCGACAAATGAGATCCTCCGGGATAAGCGCGGTGAACCGATCGTCTTCGCGACGCAGGATGCTGCCAAAGCTGCCGCCGGCGAGGCGATGGTCGCTTATCTCAACACGCCCATGCTGCGCGATGGGGCGAGGGTGGAGGCGATTTCGAAGGCGGAAGCCTTTTTCAAGCCGAAATCGGCCAGTTCTGCCGCCGCCGTGGCAAGCGCTGTTTGAGCGCCCATGGAAAGAGGCAACAAATTTCCCGGCAAAAGGAGTTGAACTGTCATGACCAAAGGCAGGCTAGACCTTCTTCTCGATGGGCTCGGCATCAAGCTGGTTCCCGTCCATCGGCGCCGTGCGGCTGCGGAGAGCCACGCGCGCGGTACGATGCAGGAAATCCGGGGCCGTTACGGGGACGGCCATCTGGTTTTTGTTCTGCGATGCATCCGGCAAACCGGGAGTAATCGCGATGAACTTTGGTCGGACACGATCGGTGCGGTATCCGATGTCCTGGCGCAGCGTCAGGATTGGGCACTGCAGCGCCCGGGCGATCTTCTGGGCGCGTTCGACGATATTGCGCTTGCCACATTGCGCACGGATGCGGTGGCGCGACGGCCGTGGCCCGTTCGGGCGACATTGCGAACACTGATTTATCAGGAATTGGAGAAACGACTTGATACACCGGTCCGCCTCGCAGTTTGATGACCTTTCCCGCCGCGCGGCCGAGATTGCCGACTTGAGCCTGGTCATCCGCGCGCGTTTCGTCGAAGCTGCCGATACGATGGTTCATCTCGATGTGCGCGGCATTCGGCCCGACCAGATGCGGACGCTTTGGCCGGAGGTTTTGCCCGAGTCGACGGACCATGCCGATATCCGTATTCGCTATCGCCCGAGTGCCGCGGCGATCAGCCGGGCAGAGGAGGTTTTGCAGGAATGGCTTCGGGTTCACGTCAAGGCCGTGGAGCGGCGCATTCTGCTTTCGCGATGGTCCATTTGCCTCGCAGCACCCCATATCGCCGGTTCGTTTCGGGACTTCTGCGCGGGGACGGGGCGCGTACGGCGCACGGCCGAACGGCGTATTCACAGCGAGCTCCAGAAACTTGCCGATGTACTTCTCGCTGCCTCATCGATGCTGCAGGAGCCGGATTGGTCGCGCATAGCGCCGATGATGCCGAATGCGCCAGGCGGGCTCGACCGAATACGGCCTAAGGCGCCCAAACATGAAACCCATTGGCTGCCGGAAGACGCGCGGCCCATCTTCGATGCGGCAAATCCTGATCTTGCCGAGTTGGCCAAACGCCTGGAGCGCGGGAACCGCCGGCGCGCCAAGATGAAAGCCTAAGCCGTCGCAATGATGCGGTCCGAGCCCGTAATCATTGTGATGCGTCGATCTCTCCGATCGGTGACTTTATTCACCCAAGTGCAAAGACCCCAGCTGGGCGAGTCTTTGTGGTGACCTCGCCAAAATCTGGGACCGAGTATTCTGCCAGGAGCCGAAGACGCGACGCCGGCAGATGAGCCCGCCATGGATCGCCGATCAGAATCGTGATTTCCCGAGCGAGGCAGCGGTCCAGAAATGCGATGACGCTTTCCGCAAGCGCTTCTTCATAGAAAAGATCTGCGACGCATACGACGTCCACATCAGGCGCCTGGCTTTTCGTCAAATCGGCGAGTACCGCATCGATCATCACCTCATTGAGTGCGGCATTAAGCTCGATAGATACAATTGCATAGGGATCGACGTCGGCGGCATATACTTTCGCTGCGCCTGCCTTTGCGGCTGCGATGCCGACAATTCCCGAGCCGGCGCCCATATCCAATACGCAGCGACCAGCCACAATTTCGGGTTTATTGAGAAGATAACGAGCCAGAACCAGACCTCCTCCCCAGTAATGCGCCCAATAAGGTGAGCCGAATTGCGGATCTTGTTCCGCAAGACGCCGCAGCTCGCTTTTGGGGCCTGCTTTATGCAGCCGAATATCGGGGATGCCGGGAACGGGCAGGACCGGGAACTTGGCGGCGATGAACCGCCGAACCCGATCCTCGCTCACGGGGCGGCCATCCGGATGGTCATCTGGCGTTATATCGTTCAATTCGTCGGACCTTGAGGTGTAAGGTTGTTCTGCATTTTCAGATGGTTATTTTTAGGCTCCGTCAAAACCCTCATTCCTTGCGCGCCGGGCGCGCTTCAAGGGTGTCGCCAATTGCGCCGAAATGGGGTATCTATTTTGGCATGATGAGAACAGTTGCAGCGACGCACTGTCGACCGCAAGCGTTGTTTTTGAACTGCTTGTTTTCTTTCAAAATTCCATCGGAAATCTGACGCATGACCAATGCCGAGAAGCCGGCAGCGCTGCGCAAACCGCGTGCGCGCCGCCGCAAGGTTGTTTCCACCGAAGATACGCCGCTTGATTATATGCTGAAAGTGATGCGCGACGACGAGGCGGACCAGAAGCGGCGCGACGAAATGGCGAAGATCGCGGCCTCCTATGTTCATCAGAAACCGAGCGAGCGCTCCGGCACCGGAATCAAGGGAGGCCGCGGCGTCACTATTGACCTGAGCAATGCCACGGATGAGCAGCTTGCGATACTCGAATCTCTCTTCGGCCCGCTTGCCGGATCCGGCGACGATGATGGCGGCGATCCAAGAGGAGAAGGCGAGGCGGAGAGCTGAGCGCGAGCAGATGGAGGTTGCCACCCGGCTTGCCATGGATGCCGAGCGAATTCGGGCCGACTGCCAATCGCTGACGGGCTTCGTTCGGGAGGCCTGGCATGTCGTCGAACCTTCGGTCGATTATGTCCACGGCTGGCACATCGATGCCATCTGCCAGCATCTTGAGGCGGTGACATCGGGTGAGATTACGCGTCTTCTGATCAACGTCCCGCCAGGCACGATGAAGTCGCTTCTCTGCGGCGTCTTCTGGCCGGCTTGGGAATGGGGAGCGAAAGGCAAGCCGCAAATGCGCTATCTCGGGGCCTCTTATTCGGAACATTATGCCAAGCGCGACAACAGGCGCATGCGCGACCTTGTTGCCTCCGAATGGTATCGGGCACTCTGGGGCGATCGGGTCAAGCTGACGAGAACGGGCGAGATGGCCTTCGCCAATAGCTGCATGGGCTCGCGGCAAGGTGTGCCGTTCTCGAGGCTGACCGGTGGACGCGGCGATCGTGTCATCATCGACGATCCGCATTCCGTCGATGGGGCGGAATCGGAGGCCGAGCGCCTGTCCACGGTCCGCACTTTTCGTGAATCTGTCCCGACGCGGCTCAACGACCCTCAGCGCTCGGCGATCGTCGTCGTGATGCAGCGACTGCATGAGGCGGATGTCTCCGGTACGATCCTCGCGCTTGGGCTCGGTTACGAGCACCTGATGCTGCCGATGGAATTCGAGCCGGAGCGCCGTTGTCGGACCTCGATCGGATTTGTCGATCCGAGAACGGGGGAAGGCGAGCTGCTTTTTCCGCAGCGTTTTCCTCGGGCGGTGGTCGAGCGGGATAAGATCCCACTCGGCTCCTATGCGGTGGCCGGCCAATTTCAGCAGCGGCCTGCACCTCGCTCGGGCGGTTTGTTTCAGCGCGGTGATTTCGAGATCGTCGAAGTGCTGCCTGCAGGTGCAAAGCGTTGCCGCGCCTGGGATTTCGCGGCTTCGAAAGCGCGTCCCGGTCGTAAGCCAGACTGGACCGTTGGTCTGCGCATGGCTTTGGTCGGTGGTATTTTCTATGTCGAAACCGTCGCGCGCGGGCGCTGGTCGCCCGCCGAGGTGGAGCGCAATCTCAAGAATACGGCGTCGCAGGATGGACCGACGGTGACGATCCGCATGCCGCAGGATCCCGGTGCGGCCGGTAAGGCTGATGCGGAAACCAAGATCAAGCTGCTCGCCGGCTTTCCCGTAAAAGCCATATCACCAACCGGCGACAAGGCGACGCGCGCTAAACCCGCCTCGGCGCAGGCTGAAGCGGGAAACGTCAAGCTTTTGCGTGGAGACTGGAACGAGGCCTTTCTCGATGAGATCTGTGCCTTTCCCAATGGGCAGTTCGACGATCAAGTCGATGCCTTCGCCGACGCTTTGAACGAACTAGCGCTGAGTTCGTCCTTCAGCTTCAGCAACTTCTAGGCTCACCTCGCGCGAGCCTCTTCATCACACGACATCAAAGGACAATCCATGGGGCAGGTATTCTCGATGGTTCGCGACGGATTGGTGAGCCTTGCATCCCGCATGGGCACCGACCGCGACAAGGCGGCATCGGTTTCCTATACGCAGCCGATCCTGACGGACGAACAGATCGTTGCCGCCTATCGCAGCTCCTGGCTGCCGCGCAAGATCGTCGACATCCCGGCTCTGGATAGCTGTCGGAAATGGCGGAACTGGCAGGCCGCGAGCGATCAGATCGGATTGATCGAAGCGGAGGAATGCCGGCTCAATTTACGCGGCAAAATGCTGGAAGCAGCGACGAAGGCACGTCTCTTCGGTGGCGCTGCCCTGTTCATTGGCGCGGAAGATGCCGATCCAGCTTTGCCGCTTGAGGCTGTGCGCGTCAGCAAGGGCGGTCTACAGCATCTGACGGTATTGACGCGCCGGCAACTGGCCGCTGGGGACATTGAGGGCGATCCGGCCTCGGAATGGTATGGCACGCCGAAATTCTACACGCTGACCGGTGCTAACGGCATGCAGCTGACCATCCATCCGTCTCGGCTCGTCATCTTCAAAGGTGCGATGACGCCGAATGAAGAGTTTGGCGGAATGGGTAATCAGGCCTGGGGCGAAAGTGTGCTCACAGCGACCTTCGACGCGATCAAGAATGCCGACAGCACGGCCGCCAATATTGCCAGCCTGGTCTTCGAGGCCAAGATCGACATCATCAAGGTCCCGCAATTCTCCGCCAATATCGGCAATCAGGCGTATGAAGATGCGGTGCTGCGCCGCTACGCGCTCGCCAACACCATCAAAGGCGTCAACGGAACACTGATCCTCGACGCCGAAGAGGAATACGACAGCAAGAGCGCGCCGCTCGCCGGCCTCACCGATATTCTGATGGCTTTCCTGCAGATCGTTGCCGGCGCGGCCGACATTCCGGTCACGCGATTGCTCGGCCAATCGCCCGCCGGAATGAACGCGACCGGTACGGCCGACATGAAGAAAATTGGTTCGATCTCCTGCCCGGGCCGAGGGAGGTCAATCGGATTCTCGACGCTCTGCACGGTAAAGTCGGCCTCAATGGAGATTTCGGCAATTGGGAGCGAGCCGGCAAATATGAGGATCTCGCAGAGATCATGGGCCGCGCCGAACTTTGTCATGCAAAGGGGCGGTATTCGGCAGCAGGCCTTGATGCAGAGGATTATGTTCGCTGCATTAAGCTTTCCAATTGGGCTGGCTATCAAGGTCCTTTCACGCTGATCTACGACTCCGCTTATCATCAGGATGAATGGATGGGAATCCTCGAAGAGCGAGACTGCATCGCCGGTGTCTTCGAAGAGACATCGGCATAATTGCGGTGATTATCGAGGTATTGTAGAGGCGCTACTTAGAGAACTTGCGCTCTGATTCTAGATGCAAAGCTTGAGGTCTGGGCAAGACATCAGTGCAAATCGTAATTGTGTAATGCGTCAAGCAACCGATCTTGCGTTTGATAGCCGGCGTTATAGAGGTCAATGGCTACATTGGCCGCAGACAGAGCTTCCTGACTTTGTAATTTGATACTGCGCTCGGCACACCATGCAAAAAGTGCGCCTGCGAGGACGTCGATGTCATCGGGGTAAAGCGGCGTGGTGACCATAATAGACATTCGCTACACCATTCATGTTGGAGCTTGATATTGGTGGGATGAAGCGAACACTGCTTGGAGTTTTGGAAATTTGCAACCGGCCTCCCTGGGTGACGTTAATGGCTGCCTGATATGGGACTGACTCTGTGTCGTAACGGGACGTGGGTTCATTCTTGAACACATTATTGTCTATTTTGATGCCCAGTGGGCGGTGCCGGAGAAGGGATCAGCCTGTCACCCCTATCGTGGGGCGCAACAAACAACAGGACGCCAAGCGCAACTGCCAGCGCCACTAGGAGGGATAACATCAGCCTCGGCCGGGAAGGCATCATTGACGGATGGGATGCGACGCCTTAACGGCGGCCTCGATCAACTCCTCGGCGTACAAAAGTGCCGATGCCGTATCTTCTCCGTCCAGTTTCAAGTCCTTACACTTACGATGCATGGCTCTGCGAATTTGGGCCAGCAAAGCTGCATCAATATCGACTTCGCCTTCGTCGAACACATGCGCAAGGGCAGACTGAGCGACAACTTCTAGGACCGCAACTCGACCTTCGATTTCGCCCAGAGAGGGTATGGCATTCCTCTTCACATGTTGTTTGCAATCGCGATGGGTAGTAAGCATCTCGGTCACCTCCTTCACGAAGGAAGATAACTATGAAGAAAGGAAAAAGTTCGGCCGCTTCTTAAAAAAAGTGTGCTCTCGCAGCGCGCCTGACCATATTGATCTGCCGCTATACATTGTCGGCAGCCTTATCATTTCATGGGGCAAAGGTTGGCATCCGAGAGTACATCGGCGCAGTGGGGGGACCGACGAAAATCATCGTAGTAAAGTGTCCATATAGTCGTATCCGCGGCGCGATACGGGCCGAATTTGAAATATTGATTTTTTCCCAATCCATGATCCGCATGTCCTATATGGCCGGTAACAGTAACGATCCATTTATTATTGGCAAATATCTCAATATGACCTGAGCCATCCGGGCCTGGTTTGCTATAAATGACAAAATCGATCCAGCCTGATGCCGGTGTCGGCAATTTGTTGCCACGATTTATGACTTTGATCGCGTCTGTACAACCTGTAAATTCTTGCCCGTCGGATTCATCCCAATTGTCGTCCGTGGCGACCAAGGCGCGCATCTGATTGGTATCGGGACGAAACCAGACCGGCGCCTCGTCATCATTGCAGCCCTTACCTTTATTTTCGGGCTTCTGGTTCTTGATGGGCGCAACGTAGTTGGTTTCAACAGTCGCGAAGAGCTTCCCGTTATTGAGCCGCAATGCGAGAAAGGGACTGAAGTCCCCTTCGGCTTTCGGCCCAATTTCCCGCTTCCACTGTGCGATGAGGTAGCGATGGTCGCCAGAGGGTATGGGATCGGCGAACTTTACGGCAAAACCGTACCAAACTCCCTGGTTGTACGGCACGCGATATTTGGTGCGCTCCCAGATCTCCGCCCTTTCACTGCAGTTTGCCTTATCCGGCGGGCAGAAGGGCCGGACGCTCAGCTTCAATGCACCCGCGCCGGTACGTTTTACGTCTGATTGAAATTCGATCGTTCCTGCCTTTTGTTCGGCATTATCGCGATAGTAAAGGTGCCCAGATCGAGCGAAATCCTTGCCATCGAAGCCGTCGCGCAGCACTAATTGCGCCGGGCTGTCGGCCAGAGCCGATGTTGTGGCACAGGTGCAGGCCAGTATGGCGGGCAGTGCATATTTTGCATTCATGCAGGAGTATT